CCATTATCATCGTTGGTTTCAACTGGGCTACCACCTGCTGCCGCAGCAGCATTAACGGCAAGCATAAATTCATTAAGTACTTCAAGTCCTTTTCCTATAAAAATGCCAATAATAGCTGAAAACACAATTAATAGAAGCGAAATATCTTCTCAACTTAGTAACTTGTTGGGTGACAAAAAAGTTCCAATGCCAAACTTTTCAGGAATTGCTGCGTTTCCTATACGAGCCCAATCACAAGCCGATATTGATGCATATGATGCAAATAAAAAAGAAATTGAAAAATTGGATGAAGAACGTGAAGTATTAGCTAAAGCCAAAATAGATGCTGGAAATAAACTTAGGAAAGCTAAAGAAAATTTACCACAAGGTGATCCTTCTATACCAGCATTAGAACAAGCAGTTGAAACAGCCAGCAAAAAAATAAACGATTTGGATAAAAAGGTAGTAGATTTACGAAATGCAGCGTATAAAATAGTTACTGGTAACTCAGTACCAGCAAGTTTAACTCAGTTCCAGCAAGTTTAACTATGGAGTCAGCATAAATACAACATGACCTCATACATTGGATTTAGCACTATAAATGCCTTCAAACCTCGTTCTACAAACCTTCAAACAGGCCCTGCTGGAGGTGTCGGTTCTTTAGTAACTCCTTATAGGGTGGGAAACCAATTTGGCTTAGTTGATGCTACATTAGTAATACAAGATTTTGTAAATTCTCTGAACATTCGGCAAGGTGAAAAAGTAGGGAAGCCGGGGTACGGAACTACCTTGTGGTCGTTTGTTTTTGAACCAAACACAGCAGATGTACAATTTCAATTAGAAACTGAAATACGCAGAGTAGCAAATACTGACCCTAGATTAATTATTAACACAGTTCGTGCATATCCACAGGAAAACGGCATATTACTAGAAGTAGAAATGGCTGTATCTCCGTTCAATCAAGCTAATCTATTAAGCGTATTCTTTAATAGTGCTACTAATATAGCAGTTTTACAATAAAGCTAAAAAACTTAGATTATTAGGTATGATAAATACTTAAAAGAGAATAACTATGGCAACCTCAACAAGACAATCAGCCTTATTTGGAGTAAATGACTGGAAAGCTATTTACCAGACTTTCAATCAAGCTGACTTTCGTAGCTTTGACTATGAAACATTACGTAAAAGTTTTATAGATTATTTACGTGTATATTATCCTGAAACATTCAACGATTACATTGAAAGTTCAGAATTTATTGCCTTACTTGACGTTATGGCGTTTATGGGACAAGGTCTTGCTTTTCGCAATGATTTAAATGCTCGTGAAAATTTCATTGATACGGCTGAACGCAGAGATAGTGTTATCAAGTTAGCAAACTTAGTTAGTTATACTCCTAAAAGAAATTTAGAAGCACAGGGTTATTTAAAAGTAACAAGTATTCGCACTACTCAAAATATTATAGATTTAAATGGGTTTAATCTAGGAAATGTTCCTGTATTGTGGAACGATCCGGCTAACCCAAATTGGTTAGAACAATATAATACTATCATAAATGCAGCATTAATCAATACGCAACGTGTTGGATTACCTGCTAATACTGCACAAATTCTTGGGATAAAAACAGACGAATATACATTACAGATTCCAGCCGGAACAATACCAGCAGTACCATTTTCTACGGTAGTTAACGGTTTAAATATGAATTTTGAATTATGCAGTGTAAGTACAGTTGGATCAGATTATGTTTATGAAATTCCTCCTGCCCCAACGAATACATTCAATATGCTATATCGCAATGATAAATTGGGATACGGTAGTCCAAACACAGGGTTCTTCTTTTACTTTAAGCAAGGTTCATTGACCAATTTTGACTTTACTCTACAAAATCAAATCTCAAATCAAGTAATTGATATTGGAAATATTCAAGGGGTTAATAACACTGATACTTGGTTGTATCAGGTTAGTCAAGTTAATGGAACATTTGGATTATGGAAAAAAGTAGATAACATTTACGCTGATGCATATTTGCAAACTGAAAGTTCTGTTAAACAAATTTACTCGGTTAACAGTAGATTCAATGATCAAGTTAGTTATATATTTGGTGACGGGGTATTCAGTCAAATACCAGTTGGTACTTTCAGAGCATATGTACGTGCAGGTAATGCATTAACTTATACGATTCAACCTACTGAATTGCAAGGTCTATCAGTATCAATTAATTATGTAAGTAGAGTTGGTAGAGTTGAGACATTAACATTGGGATTGTCATTGCAAGTACCAGTGTCAAATGCACAAGTTCGTGAATCATTAGCAAATATTAAACAACGTGCGCCAAGTCGTTACTATACACAAAATCGTATGGTCAACGGTGAAGATTATAACAATTTTCCGTACACATTGTATAGTTCAATCATTAAATCAAAAGCTATTAATCGTAGTAGTGTTGGGGTGAGTAAAAACTTAGACTTACTTGATCCAACTGGAAAATACTCTAGCACAAACAGTTATGCAAATGACGGCGGGGTTTGGTTAAACACCGCCAATGGTTATGCAACGCTAACTATAAGCAGCACCGGCGATATTATTACTTTCTTGACTGGCACATTAGCTGCTATTTTATCTGATAACAGAACGTCACAATACTATATTCAAAACTATACTAGATATAGTATCAATACTGAATCCGGTGACGGGACATTATATTGGTACACTAGTACAGTAGATGCTAACAGTTTATCAGGATATTTTTACAATATCACTAACGGAGGTGAAAATCCCGTACCTGTAGGAACATATTCTACCCACAACGCAAAGTATATCACTACAGGTGCATTACTTAAATTTATAGCACCCTCAGGTTATTATTTTGATAGCAATAATAGATTGGTAAGCGGAGTAGCAAGCCCATCAGACATTACATATATTTGGACTACGGTATTAAATGTAATAGGTGACGGATTCAATAACGGTATAGGTCAATTTGCAAATGGCTCAGGTCCTATAACATTGAATGGCTATGTTCCTGAAGGAGCAATATTAACAACAGTTATACCTTCATTCAGTAATACATTACCTAATAGTGTTATACAAGAATGTATTGTTAGATTAGATTTACAACAAAACTTTTCATTAGTCTTTAATAATTCACTGACTGTTAATCAAAATCGTTGGAGTACTGACATTTACAATTCATCTAACTATTTTGTAAACTTTGAGAGTGTTGGATCCAACAGATACACTGTAACATATCGTTCACTAGCATATTACTTTGGTAGTGTTGCTGATACTAGATTTACATATGAAGCAGGTAAATTAGTATATGATCCATTTTCTGGAATTATACTTCAAGACTTTGTTAAAGTGTTGGTTACCAATACACAACCAAATAGTAATTACGCACTAAGTAATCCTATCTCTACTAGTATTATTGGACAGACTGTTGAAAGTGACGGTTATATAAATGATTTTGAAGTTGAAGTTGCTAGTATTGATGTTAATAATAGAAGTATTATAAAGAATCCTGATTTCTTTTATGAAATTACCGGATATGTTACTGGTAGTACAAACATTGGTGTATATGCATTCTTTGAAACAATTCAAGATGCTATAAGTTTAAGTCGAGAAGATTTGATAGCTTCCTCTATGGTATCATATCAATATTCAACTACCACACAAATTGAAACTGTAAAATATGAATATCCTGTTGGTCAATTATTCTATGCATATTCTGAAAATGTGTTCTATTTAACTGTTCAAGACCCAACAATTACAACACCGTATTTTGTACTGGTTGTTCAACCACAATACAGTATGAAGCCTGGACGTCAAGGGTTGCAATTTCAATATCGGCATAATAGTAATAATACTACACGTATTGATCCTGCTACAACAAACATTATTGATTTGTATGTAGTTACACAGGCATATTATACTCAATATCAGAATTGGATTCAAGACACCACAAACACGGTGCCTATTCCATCGAGACCTACTATTAGTCAATTAAGCAACGAATATAGTCAGATACAAGATTACAAAATGTTAACTGACAGTGCAATATTAAACAGTGTAGTATTCAAGCCATTATTTGGTCCTAAAGCAGCATCAGCATTAAGAGCAACTATAAAAGTTATTAAAAATTCTAACACTAATTCTAGCGATAGTGAAATTCGTAGTGCAGTATTAACACAAATGAATACTTACTTTAATATCAATAATTGGAACTTTGGTGACACTTTCTATTTTAGTGAATTAAGTGCTTATATCCACACTAACATAGGTGACTTAGTAAGTTCTTGTGTAATAGTACCTAACGATCCCACATTACATTTTGGAGATTTATATGAAATTAAATGTTTGCCATACGAAATATTTGTTAACGCAGCTACATCAAATGATGTAATTGTGATAGCCGCACTTACACCCGCTGAATTGCAGATTGCATAAGTATAGTATAAAGATTAATAAATATGGCATCAAGAATAAGAACATTGGATTTTCTTCCAGAAATATTTAAAACCACAACTAATGCACAATTTTTAGCAGCAACGCTAGATCAATTAGTGGCTCAACCCAATAATAAAAAAATTCAGGGTTATATTGGTAGTAAATTTGGATATGGTGTTAATGCTACAGATCGGTATGTAACCGAACCCACAAAGACAAGAACTGATTATCAATTAGATCCGGGTATTGTTTTCTTAAAAGAAAATGATTCTACTGCAAAAGATTTTATTAGCTATCCCGGAATTATAGATGCATTGACTTTAGAAGGTGGATTAACCGCCGATAATAACAGACTATTCAATAGTCAATTTTATTCATGGGATTCATTTACTAATTTAGATCCAATTATTAATTTTAATCAATACTATTGGCTACCTGAAGGACCTGAGCGTGTGGTAGTTTCTTCTGACATAGTATACAATTCAGAAAACTTTATTGTTCAGCCCGATGCAAACTATTATTTAATTTCTTCAGAAACACTTGCTACCCCTAGTGCTAACCCAACGTTAACTCTACTAAGAGGTGGGCAATATACCTTTACAGTGAATCAACTTACTCAGTTTTGGATTCAAGGAGTACCTGGTATCACTGGATTTAGTCCAACTGAACGTAATGTACAAACTCGTGATGTATATGGTGTTACAAATAATGGGGCAACTAACGGAGTCGTTACATTTGCTGTTCCTCAGAAAAATGCACTAGATGACTTTATTTTCCCGGGTGATAATACCGTAGGTGTTGTTTCAACATTACCATTTGACCAAGTAAACGGAGCACTAGTAAATGAAATAGGAGGTATTGACGGAGTAACAGCATTAGCCGGATTAACTGTAATGTTTTATAATACCGGCGTGCCAAGTGAAAGTGGTTATGTAAATCAATTCTACGCACAAACATTGTATGATGAAGAAACTCCGTATTCAGTGTTTCCGGGTGGTGGAGCACCCTATGATGAAGCTACTGATTATCCCGGATCATCAATCTTCAACAATAACTATGAAGGCGGATACTATACCGATGTATCTGCAACTTTCTACACTATTAGTTTATTGGGAGATATTGATAATCCTCAGATTCAATTGACTGCAACCGCAGCAATCCCTACAAATCAAAAAATAACTGCAACATATGGTTTTGAGTGGACAAACAGAAACTTTTATAGAAGTTCAATTGGTGTAATAACATTACAGCCATACAACAGTGCCATACTTGATACGTTGTATTATCAAGATGGAACTATCCCCGGTCGTGTTGGTGTTATCAATTTGATTGAGAACAATATTACAAATCAAATTAATGTAGAAACTGACATTTTGGGTAAGACTAACTATACTTCTAAGAATGGTGTTGTTTTTACTAACGGATTAAAAGTTCTTTTTCAAGGTGATATATATCCTGAAAGTTTCAACAATGTAGAATTCTATGTTGAAGGTGTGGGCACCGCAATTGAATTGATACCCGTAACCACACTGGTTTCACCTGGCTTATTCTCTGAAGGTTCATATATTCCGTTTGATACTACATCATATGATATAGGTAACTATGATTCAAGTTTGTACGTTCCGATAAATCCTGATTATATAACTATTGCTAGAAATTCTATTAATAGAAATGCTTGGTCAAGAAGCAATCGTTGGTTTCATATTGATGTTATTAATGCCACTGCAACATATAACAATACTCCTGCTTTAATTACTGAATACACTCAATTAGGTAATAAAGCAAAAAGACCTATTATTGAATTCTACCCTAATCTTAAATTGTTTAATAGTGGTGCTGTGGGTAAAAACCCCATTGACTTCATTGATACTAAAACAACCGATGCATTTACTTATGTAGCAGGTCAACCTAGCTATTACCCAGATACTGCTGGTTATACAACTGCTAACGCAACTATTGCTCCAATAACCGGAGCAATTATAAAGACTGCAACTGCAACTACTGCATTAGTAAATCAAGTAGTATTGACTAACACAACTGGATTACATGTCAATGATACTATAACTTTTACCGGCACTGCGTTTGGTGGAATAAGCACTAGCCCCACAAATAATTCTAACCTATATTATGTTCTGGAAATTATAAATTCTACTAATATTGTAATATCAGATACTAAACAAGGAACTCCTGTAATAGTAACTACTGCTGCAGGAACAATGACAGCAGCAGTGTATCCATATAGCACTACTGTTACAGTACCAACCACAGACGTATTTGGTTTGTTTACTATAGGCCAGTATATAACTGATTCTACTGGTTTATTACCGTCAATTACTTTTATAACTAATGTTAGTGCCGTGGGTTCTGACACTGTTATTACAGTATCTTGGTATAATCAATCAATTGTTGATGGAACCTCAATTGCATCAGTAGTAACTGCTGATACTCCATTAGATAATTATGCATTATTTGACGGATCAAGGGTAGTATTTGCAGCCGATACGGACGATAATGTTAGAAATAAGATATATGTTTCACGCTTTTCTACAATACAGCCAGGTGGTATTCCAATAATTACTCTTACTGAAGCTACTGATGGGTTAGTTTTAGCAGATGAACAAACAGCAATTTATAGAGGATATAATTACAAAGGTAAAGATTTTTTCTTTGACGGGGTTGATTGGATTGATGGTCAACAAAAAACTCAACTAAATCAACCACCTAAATTTGATATCTATGATAACAACGGTATAAGTTTTGGAGACAGTGAAGTTTATGTTGGCACATCATTTTCTGGTTGCACATTATTTTCATATGGCATAGGATCAGGATCAAATGATGCAGTACTTGGTTTCCCATTAAGATATAGTTCGGTTAGTAATGTAGGTGACATAAGTTTTGATGTTACATTAAATTCTGACACTTTCACGTATGTTCAAGGTATTAATTCAATAACCGAAAATGTTAATACGGGTTATGTTTATAATTACACAATTACACCGGGAATTGCGCCGGTAATTGTTAGACAGTTAGGATGGCAAACTGCGGTATCACCTAGTGTGCAATATCAAATTTTTGAATTTGAGTATGATGCTCTATCAAACACAACCAACACTTTCACTTGTGATATAGCACCCATTGTTACTACACCCACGTTGTGGCCACTGATTCAAGTTTATATTAACAATATCTATGTACCAAACACCGACTGGCAGGTGCTTGATCCGCTGTCTACTATTTCAACGACTATTACTATTCCAATAATTCCTACAACAAATACAGTAGTACAAATTTTAATTTTAAGCGATCAGGTAAGCAACACTGCATACTTTCAAACACCTATCAACTTAAATAACAATCCATTAAATGCATCTATTACAACTGCAAACATAGGTGATATTCGTGGACAGTATCAAAGTATTTTCTTTAACAATCCCGATACAACCGGAATTGTTTTTGGCTCAAACAACTATCGTGATTTAGGTAATTTAGTGCCATGGGGTAATAGAATTATACAAAATAGTGCTTCACTAGTATTACCTGGCACTTTCTTAAGAAATCAAAATCATAATTTGTTCAACTCATTGTTGTACAATAGCAGACAATATATTACATTTAAAACCTTATTGGTTGATACCGTTAATAATTCAGATTATTCTAGAATAATGACTCCATCGCAAATGTTGGATGATGCATTAGATAAGATTAATGCATCACATGTGGAATCTCAATCATTTTTCTGGAGTGATATGTTGCCTTCTAAGGCTCCCTACATCACAAACACATATAGTTTTGCAAATTCATTGGATATAAGTGTTTATCCATTAAGCCATATATATGATTTTGCTACTGCAAATTACAATGGTATATTGGTATATTTGATCCGCAATAATGTTCAGACACAATTGGTTACGGGAATTGATTACACTGTTAGTACTGATAGTCCTTCTTTGACTGTTATACTTTCATTAGAAGCAAATGATAAAATTACTATAAAAGAATACAATCAAACATATGGAAGTTATGTTCCAAATACACCTACTAAATTAGGATTATATCCTGCAACTATTCCAAGCGTAACATTAGATGCAGATTATAGTCCCGCAACATATTTTATAGTAGGGCATGATGGTTCATTTAATAAACTATATGGTAGCTATGATTCAACTACAAATACTCTAAATGATTTTAGGGATCAAGTATTACTTGAATATGAAACTCGGGTATACAACAATTTAAAATTAAGTGCAACAGTTCCTGCAGGTTCATATCAAGGTGTAATTATCCCCGGCTTCTTTAGAACCACTGATTATTCAAATACTGAATTCTTACAAATCTATAGCGAGTTGTTTTTAAATTGGGTTGGTCAAAATAGAATTGATTATAAAACGCAAGTTTATAATAAGAATAATCAGTTTACCTTCAACTATAGAGACAGTGGTAACCAACTAAATAATCAACCAATTGAACAGGGCTATTTTAGGGGTGCTTATTTGTTCTTTTATGACACAAGTACTCCAAACGAAACCCCTTGGCAGATGTTAGGTTTAGCAAATCAACCAACGTGGTGGACTAGTCGGTATGGTCCTGCACCATACACAAGTGACAATTTGGTGTTATGGGGAGATTTAGAAACAGGTACTGTTTGGAATGACGGTGCACCGTTCATCAAACCTAGTTATGCCCGTCCCGGGTTATTACAAATAATACCAGTAGATAGTAATGGAAATTTGTTATCACCGTTTGATTCATTGGTTGGTAATTACGATCAATATCTATTCAAACGTGATTGGATAGTAGGGGATGTTGGTCCCGCAGAATTCAGCTATCGTAGAAGCAGCACTTGGCCCTTTGACTTGATGCATATTCTTGCATTAACTAAACCAACTGATTTCTTTAACTTGGGTGTTGATGTTGATACGTACAAATATAATGTAGAATTTAATCAATATCTAGTAAATGATAGAAGTCATTTAGTAATAAGTGATGTTCCAATATATGGGGCAGGAACCCCTGCAACTAGCTATATCAATTGGATAGTTGACTATGAAAAACAAGTGGGAATAGATGCAACAACTAACATAACTACATTGTTGGATAACTTAGATGTTCGTTTAGTATATCGTGCAGCAGGCTTTAGCGACAAAAACCTGTTGAAATTCTACGTTGAAAAGAGTTCAGCAAATAGTAATAATAGTTCATTGTTAATTCCTGACGAAAGTTATGGCTTATTATTGTACGAAAATCAACCATTTGACAGAATTATTTATAGCGGTGTCGTAATACAAATAACTGAAAATGGTTATAAAGTTTTTGGTAACTCACAAACTAATGCATATTTCAAAACCTTTACGCCAAAATTTGGTGGAAACACCCAGACAATTACTGTTGAAAACTTAACAGTAAAAGTTACTGACAGTTTTACTAATACGACACAAGTAATTCCCTATGGAACTGAATTTTACAACACACAACAAGTAGCACAGTTTTTGATTAACTATGGTGAATATCTGATAAGTCAAGGTGTCGTATACGAAGAAATTGAAAATGGCATTCCAATTCAATGGCAACAAATGATTGCTGAATTTATGTATTGGGCGCAAACTGGATGGGACATTGGTTCTATTACCACAATTAATCCCTCAGCTAACTTAATAACCATCGACAAAGAAAGCAGAATTGTTCAGCCTTTAACACTAAGTCAAAAAAACTTCTTGTTGAATCAAGAATTATATCCAATCTCAACAAATAATTTAAATATTACTCGTATTGGTACTGCATTTGCAGCTAGAACATTAAATGTAGGTGATGCTATCAGTTATGGTCAATTCAATATTAGTAACATTGAAAATGGTATAGTTTTTGATAATGTTACATTGTTTAATGATATAATTTATAATTTAGTTACAGGTCTAAGACAATATCGTATATCTGTTAATGGATCATTAACCGCTGATTGGAATGGCAACGTTGATGCTGCTGGATTTATTTTAAATCAAGACAATGTAGTAGAGTGGAACAACACTATTAAATATACTGCCGGTTCTATTGTAAAATATAAAAATAAATATTGGTCTGCTCTTAGAATAATACAACCAAGTACATTGTTCAAGGAACTTGATTGGAAAGAAACAACATATGATCAAATTCAAAAAGGGCTATTACCTAATAGTCAAACACGTTCATATGAAAGCACATTATATTATGACGTAGATAAAACTAATTTAGAAAATGATGCAGATTTACTATCGTTCTCTTTAATTGGTTATCGTCCAAGAGATTATCTAGCATTAGTTGATTTGACTGATGTTACCCAAGTTAATGTTTACAAAAACTTAATTAAAAATAAAGGTACATTGAATGCAGCTAGTGCTTTTAAGGGGACAAATTTACCACAAGGTGGTATTGATTATACAATATATCAAAACTGGGCTATTAAGTCAGGTGAATTTGGCGGAATACTTAATAACAACTTCATTGAGTTTAGACTTGATCAACCAAAATTAGTTGGAAATCCTTCTATTGTTGGATTAACATCCGGGATATCAATCAACGGTGTGCAACAAGAAGTACCACTATACAGTGTGTTTAACTATGGAAGACCGATAACAACTGTTAATATATTACCTACTATTTCAAACTTACAACCATCATCATTGTATCCCACTGCTGGATATGTTAATTTAAATGATGTTAAAATGGCTAGCTATTTTTATTCTGGACTACCAACAGCGCAAAATGCTGCCGGAACTACAATTCCTATTAGTCAATTCTATGTGCGTGATTATGTTTGGTTAGCAAACTATCTTTCAACATGGCAAGTTTATACTCCGGCTAGTTTAGGATCAGTTATCAATGCTAAGAACAATTTAAACAACACTGTAACTATAACATTCAGCCAAGCACACAACTTGACAAGATATGAATCTTTTGCAATTGTTAATTTTAATATTGCAATTGATAATTATTACATTGTTGCTGCTGTAGTAGATCCGTTCAATGTCATCATAAATCTTGCATTAAACCCAGAAATAAAAAACATTAACGGTCAAGGTGTTGGGTTTAGATTACAAGGTCAACGGGTGGCAACTGCACCTGAAATAGGTACCTTGCCATTGTTAGACAATGAGTTTAATAAATTAAAAGTGTGGGTCGATACCAACAATGACGGTAGCTGGGCTGTATATCGTAAGAGTTTAAATTATCAATATGATAAAGAAATTGTACATCCAGCGAGTGAAACTTTTGGTAGTGCAGTTGCATACACTTCTAGTTTTGGTTACCTAATAGGTGACAGCGTTACTGGAGAAGTATATCGTTATACCTATGATGCAATCAGCGATTCTTACATATCATTCCAAACAATAACACAAATGACATCATTTGGTGCAAACATATCGTATATTAATAACTTGTTTGTTATTTCTCAACCTACGGAAACACCTACCGTTTATGTATATCAATATATTAATACGATTGCACTAAACACACTATTATTGTGTCAAATTATTGCAGCTCCGGGCGGAGTAACAACATGGGGAACTTCAACCGCATTGTCAGGTGATCAAAACTGGCTTTATATTTCTGACATTGATAATAATAGTGTTTATGCTTATCGCAGAGCAGCATATAGTGTTACTGCAGGTAATTTTGTTTTAGGTAATACTTACACTATTACCAGTGAAGGTACTACGGATTTTACACTAATTGGAGCAACTAGTAATATTGTTGGAACAATATTCTTAGCAACCGGAGTCGGCAGCGGCACGGGGACTGCTACAAATTCTACATATGAATTTGCACACATTATTGACGGTGACGCATTAAGTTTAACTACCGCAGGCGATAACTTTGGTTATAGTATATCAACTGATTATTACGGTGATTCTGTGGTTATTGGAACTCCTCAACAAGATTATGATATTGGCACTCAGAATTACGGATATACTTATGTGTTCGCTAGAACCGTTCAGAATTTTGAATCACAAGCAAACAGTCAAGCATATATTCCGATAGCATTGCAGTTAGCTTGGACACCTATTACAGTTACACAAACAGCAACTGCAACAACCGCATCAACTGATAGAATTACTGTTAGTGATAGTACTGGATTTACTGTTGGTGATCCTGTAGTGTTCTCAGGAACTATCATATCTGCCGGGGCGATTTCACAGAATACAGTATATTATGTATTGGCTAAACCAACATCAACTACATTTACTATCTCATCTACCCGCAATGGCAGTGTGATACAATTATCTGATGATGCTGGTACTATGACAGTAACAGTCCAGTCAACACCTTTATTTGTTCAAGTTAATGGAACTTCACTTGCAGATAACTATTACGCTGTAATTGGTTCTACATTAAACATCTATAGTGGAGCAACACCTACATTAAATGCAGGGGACATAGTAAATGTAAGTGGTTCTAACTTTGTGTTAGCACAAACATTAACTAATGAAGAAACACCAAGAGTTGGTGTTCAATTTGGTTTAAGTACAGATACTAATACATTTGCAAATGAAATATTAGTTGGGGCTCCGTTTGAATTAAGTGCAGAGAACTACGAAGGTGCTGTTCATAGATACACGAATGGTGGCGAAAGATATGGATCTATCATTGGCACGACTGCATGTAATATAACTACTCCTAGAACTATTCTGTTGAATGGGTACAAAGTCGTGTTACCAATTGGCAATGCAGCAACTGTAGCAACAAGTATCAACTTATTAAATCTTACTAACATACAAGCAAGTGCAGTAAACGGTAACTTAGTAATATCACTAATCAATGTTGATTTGGGTATTGCAGGTAACAAACTAACATTAACTGTATTAGATACAGATGCTTTAGGTGAAATGGGAGTTGTATTATACAAGCAAACACAAAAAGTATATTGCCCACATGTGCAAGGTCGTACTCAGTTTGGTACCGTAGTAAAATTTGACAAGTCTAATTCAGGTTCATTTATAGCAAGTGCTCCAGTTGGAACCAGATATTCTAGTACAACATTTGACTTCTTTGACGATGAAATAGACAATGACACTGTATTTGATAACAACGCCACTCAATGGGTTGACACATTTACTAACGCAGGCGCGGTGTACATGTTTGACTATTTGGCATTGTACAATGAAAATATAAATAATCCTGGTCAATTTGTATACGCACAAAGCACAAATGCCCAAGACTTAGATTATGGCGCACAACCAAATTATGGCTCTGCTCTAGATTTTAACAACAATAGAGTTACCATTGGTACACCAAACTTTGCTCCAACTGAATATGCTAACGATATCTTTGGGCAAGTTGTTACTTATGTAAGTACAGCAAGCACTCCAGATTGGGCAGTGTATAGAAATTCTTCACCAATTGTTGATGTTAACGGAATATTCAATATTCAACTGTTTAGTGCGAACACTAATCAAACCTTAGAAAACTTAGATTACATTGATCCTCTACAGGGAAAACTATTGGGGGCGGTATCAGAAAATATTGATGTTGTATCAAACATAGACCCAGCAGCATATAATTCAACAGGGTCTACCCAAGGTGGAAAAGTTTGGGCAGCAGATAAAGTGGGTAGTCTTTGGTTTGATACATCAAACACTCGTTTTATGAACTATCATCAAAATGATGTAAAATATAACAGCCAATATTGGGGTAGGGTATTTCCTGGAAGTAATGTAACCGTTTGTTCTTGGATCGCAAGCCAATCAACACCTTCACAGTATACCGGACCAGGAACACCATATGATGTTAATAGTTATTCTATTCGTGGAATAATTAATACAGAAGGATTAATAACACCAATTTATTATTATTGGGTAAGAAATACAAATATTGTATTTTCCTCAATAGGTAAAACATTAGCAGATAGTACACTTGAGTCGTATATTTCACAACCGCAACAATCTGGTATCAGTTACTTTACTTCATTATTACCTAGTGTATTTGGATTGTATAATTGTGCTGAATATATTAACGCAAAAGATACAGTATTGCATATTGGTTATTCAGAAACCACTAATGATGATGTAGCACATAATCAATATAGTTTGATTCGTGATGGCTACTCTGAAGATTTCTTAAGTGGTGTTCCTGGCTCAGGAGCAGCATATCAAAATCACGCAACCGTAGGTATAACAGAACCCATTGGTTTGTACAATAGAATGCTAGACAGCATGTGCGGTGTTGACAACGCTGGTGGAGTTGTACCTGATCCATTATTACCAAAAGCGGTACAAACCGGTATATTAGCTAGACCAAGACAAGGTTTCTTTTATAATAGATTTGGCGCACTAGAAAATTACTTGCAGTATGCTAATACTGTATTGGCACAGTTTCCTATTAATGAGATAAGAAATCCTAAGTTTTTATATAGAACAGGTGAATTCTTTGACACTACTAAGTATTGGAATACTATTAATTGGTGGGCAGTTGGATATAACGATAATACTAAATCATCAATGCAAGTTCCTATATATGCAGATTTGTCTACACTAAATGTAGCCAATGGTACTATTGTAACAGTAGCAGCAAATAGTATAGGTAATTCAGAAACTTACATTTACTCTGGCGTCGGTATCTGGACTAGAATTGGTTTAGCTAATGGTACCATTGAATTTAGCAGCAAATTATGGGACTATGCTGAAGCTATGTTAGGCTTTGGAGATAACTTCTTTGATACTACCCCATATGATGAATATCCATCTGTAGAAACACGTTATATAATTCGTGCGTTGAATGAGGAAATTTATACTAACGAATTGTTAGTCTTTAGAAATAAGAGTTTGATATTACTGTTTGAATATATTCAAAGTGAAACCATTGAAAGTCAAAACTATCTAACATGGTTAAACAAAACATCATTTATAGATGTTTCTCACACTATTCGTGAATTACTTCCTTTAGAAGTGTTCCGTTCTGATAATCAATTGTTCTTAGAAGGGTACTTGAATGAAGTTAAACCATATCATGTAGTAATAAAAGAATTTATCTTTAGATATACTCGCACTGACATATTTGAAGGAGATATAACCGACTTTGATTTGCCGGCGCAGTACAATTCAAGCATAGATCAATTTGTTACTCCTGAATTAGTGTATGCTAATCCAAGCGGTGATAATCAATATTTACCATCAGACCCGATCTGGCAAACTGCTCCTTATAGTCAATGGTTTGGTAACTATGGTTTAAGTATATCCGGTCAAGACGGATATCAAATATCTGTGTTAGCATCTTATATGTCATTGAATTCAACTTCATGTTATGTTGACAATGTAAATGGTTTCCCCGTATCAGGTATCATAATTCTTGGCGAAGAAATTATGAGTTATGCTAGTAAAAATATAGCAACTAGTGAATTATTTGGAATTTCACGTGGCATAAACGGTACTGCTCCTGCCGTACATATTCCCGGTGAAGATATATTCATAAACTTACCTGCCGTATTAGTACTTAATGCAGGTAGAGGTTATATAAATCCTCCTAGAGTTACTGCATACATTGATACTTCTATATATCCTGTACCAAGAGTTATTGCACAATTTGAACCAATAATGAGTTTGGGAAATTTAATTGGAGTAAATGTAATTAATCCAGGTGAAGGTTATGCTGTTTTACCTAATATTGTTATTGATCCTGCATTTACTGTTTCAGTAGATAGTACACAGGTAAATACTGTAACAAATACGATTGGTATAACTAATCCTATATTACAAACAGGTGATTTGATAATTTATACAGTAGAACTAAATGGCACACCAATCTTAGGATTAATTCCGGGGCAACACTATTATGTAAATCTACTAGAGATTACACCGTCTCCCGTGTTTGCGCTTTATGCATCATACCAAACTGCAATAAATGATCATGACCGCATTATTTTATCATCACAGGGTATTGGATCACAGTATTTTAATGTAAGTGCGGTTGCAAGTTGTGTTACTAGTTCAAATCCAACAAGAGAAAATAGTATTGCATTGAAGTTTGATAGAACAAGTTATACTTCTCAAGTAATTGATTGGGTACCCTCAGGGTTCTATGGATCATTCTACGCCGGAACACTTAATAATAGCGCACAGGTTTCATCTTCGGCAATAACATTGGAAAGTTCCGCACCTCCAATAAGTCAGATTCTAGCGAGTGCACATGGTGTAAGTTTTGAAATTTTGAATTCAACCAATCAACAAACATTGACTTGGTCATCTAGAACTAGAACTACTGTTCAAACTTATGGTTCTGGATATTCTACTACTGCTTATCAAAATGCTATTCGTATTAATCCAAGTACAGGCGGCGCTGATGTTGTTGAAAAAATTGGTTCTACAATTGGTTTCTACATTGGCATGCCAATCAAGTTTATTGGATCAACAATTGGAACTACCTTAACAAATGGTGTAACTTACTACGTTAAATCATTGATACAATTACCAAATCTTACTACTAGTGCGCTAGAAGATACTGGCTTCACTATTTCTGCTACTGTAGATAACAACGGTAATCCTGGTGCAGTACTTGCACAAAATACTGCTACCATTGTAACTGCCGGACTAATATTGTACGTAGGAGAATTGACAAATCTTGCTGTATTAACAATCAACTATGATGGAATTAGAACTGCTACTAATACAGTTTCTGGTATTAATAACATTACAGTTCAGTTAACTCCTGCAGGATTAGCCGGAACTACAGGATTCTATTTAGGCACTACTATATTCTTTACTGGTGATGTGTTTGGTGGAATAGTTGAGAATGAAATTTATTATGTAATAACTATCATTGACAATCAGACATTTACCATGTCAACCGATAGCGATCCTACAACCTTTAGCGTAACCGCAACGGCAGCTAGTAATAATTCTATCACATGCGTAAGTGCTACTGGGTTAGCAGTTAATGACCCTATTATATTCACAGGAACAACATTTGGTGGGATAGTTGCAGGTACAACATATTATGTAAGAGAAATATTTTCAGGGAATACATCATTTTCTATTGCAGCAACTTTTAACGGGCCCGCAGTTGTATTGACCAATGCTTCAGGATCATGTACTCTTACAGATCAAACTAATGCAGTAGTATTGACAACTGCTTCAGGTAGTATGACATTAAATGTTGGACTACCTGTAAGTCCGGGACAGATTGAAGGACAAGAATTTACGTTCTATCAAACTTCTATTCCATATTCTAATGTATCCGGTACTGTTTCTAACCTGTTATCAAGAACTATCAATTCAACACTAGCGACTGTTAACAGAATTTGTATACTTGAAGATTTGACAAACATTTATAACAACTTAGAATTCAATATTGCTTCTGATGTGGGTGGACTAACTGTAGCAGGTGAACCATACACCGTTAACGGTTCTGGTACAACAACAGTAAATGTATCTAGCACAAGTAGTTCTGGTAATTGGCTAACACTTCCGTTAGCTACTAATGCAAATCTCACTGATGTATTATATGTTGGTATGCCAATAGTATTCACTAATACATCATTGGGTGGAATTTCAATTGGTTTAACATATTATGTTTACTCAATAAATGCTAGTCCACCGGCTAGTACCGGACAATTTACTATTTCTGAATATAGAGCACTTGATCAAGTATTTGTATTAACAACTAGTAACGGAACAATGGTTGGTACAGGTGATAATTACTTGACCATTAGTGGCGGTCCTTCATTAATAAATTCAGTACAAACTGCAACTATAACCAATGCTAGTCCGGCAGTAGTAACAGTGACCAACGGTAGTGCATTCCCGAACGGAACAGCTATAACATTTGGTTCATACGGAACTTTACCTGTACCGTTAAACAGTGTTACTACATATTATGTTATTAACTTGAGTGGTAATACATTTAATGTATCATACAGTTTAAACGGAGCAGCAATAGCTACAATTTCTGCTGGTTCTGGAACACATAGAGTTGCACAGAATGTCGTAACACTAACACAGCAAACTATAACTGACCCGGACTTTGATGTTAGCTACATATTAGGAGGATATAGAGCTTCCGTCATTTCAACTTCAATTGGTAGTGGATATGCAGTAAACAATACTATAACAATACCAGGACTACTAGTGGGAGGAACAACTCCTGCAAATAATTTAGTACTAACTGTTGCAAGTATAAATTCAACCGGTGGTGTTACCTCAACGATTGCAAGCGGAACACCTAATGGAATAGTATCTCAATACTACTTAAAAGTATTGTCAGAAACTCAAGTGGGTGTTTATAGTAACCCTAACTTGACAGTAGCGGTATCAGGAGAAAACTTCCCGTATACAGGTACTATTTCAACAGCCGCAACTGCTACCAACTCTAGTAATAATAGAGTTACTGTAACAAGTTCTGCAAGTTTTGTTGTTAATGATGCAATCGTATTCACTGGAATAACTTTTGGTAATATTGTATTAGGTCAGACATATTACGTTGCAAGCAAGCCAACATCAACTACGGTAACTATTTCTGAAACAATAAGCGGAACCACTTTTGTATTAGCTACTAGTTCAGGTGCGGATATGACAATGGCTAAATTAGGTGACTTTATATTCTTACCAGAACCATTCTTCTTTAACCCAAGCATTGTAAAATACAACAATCGCTTGTATCAATGTATTGTCAGTAACAATGATATTGACTTTATCTTTGGTAAGTGGGAATTATTAATCTCTGGTGATAAGAGATTGAATGCATTAGACAGAATTATTGGCTACTATCAACCTACTGTAAATATGCCCGGTGTTGATTTGACTCAACTAGTAACAGGAATAACTTATCCAAACAGTACTTATATAGGTAATGCATTTGCTCCCGCCGATGAATATACGGTAGATGTCGAGCTACAGGATCAACCATTCTACCCATTAGGTGTTGATTTAAAATCTATTATATGGAATGGATTAGTTTATATTGCTGGTTCAGACGCCGAAACATATTCGGCATTTAATGTAAGTGCAGATGCTAGTAACTGGACAATCAATAAATTATCTAATCAGCCATTATCTATTACTGACTTAATATATGCAGGAGGAAGTTATGTTATTACTACCAATAACAATTCAACCCCTATATTAATAAGTGATAATGGATATACTTGGATTAGTAACGGTTCATTCACTCCATTTGATGGTAACCCGTATGATATAGGAAATTTTGATGTATCATCGGTATCTGTACAGTCACTATCATTAAATGGGGTAACATATCAAAACGGGATATATGTTGCGGTAGGACAAAATGTTGTAACATCTACTGATTTATATTCATGGACTGAACGTTATGCATTTACTAATGGATTAACTAATACATTCAACGGTGTTTGTTATGCTACAACTGCTGGATTCACTGGTTTTATTGCAATTGGTTTGGGTCAGCAATTAATAGGTTCAAATGCAGTTAATGTTGCAATCATATATACAAGTCTTGATGCATACAACTGGACACAAGTTTCATTTACTGCAACATCCCTAGGATTTAATAGTATTGCATCAAATAGTCAAACAATAGTAGCTGTGGGTGACGATGGAATCATATACACCAGTTTTAATGGTACTACTTGGTTTGCACAATCTTCAACTGTTGCTAGTAAGTTAAACAACATAATTTGGGATAGTTACAACAATAGATTTGTTGTAGTTGGTAATAACGGAACAATATTAACTGGTACTAATAATGGTATAACTTGGACAAGCCAAACTTCAGGTGTAGCCTCAACATTAGAAAGTGTTGTTTGGAACAATACTGCACTACAATATGTAGTAGTTGGTCTTAATAACACAATTCTAATTAGTGATGCTAATGCAATTACGTGGACTGTCTCTGCAACATTTGAAATTACCCCGGATGTATACACAATTCAAGGTGATGACTTTACTCAAGGATACGGCCCAGAAGAATTGGTACCAGGTGTAATAGCTGATACTATTATGATGACTGTAGCTACTCGTCCAGGAACAAACTGGGATGAAACTGTTTATCAAAATGTTGGGTACAACACTGTTTCTACCGAAATAACTCCATCAGCTGGTAATCAGGTTATATATAGTTTTAACAATTTAGTTACGATACCTGCTCAACTTGCAGTTTTTGTAATAAATCGTACAACTAACTTAAGCACTTCTTTGTATAATATAAATAACTACACAGTTGACTGGGTTAACAAAACTATCACATTAAATACACCTATAACTTATATTGCACCCGACAATACAGATCGTTTAAGAATTGATGTATATGAAGTAGGTAATGGTGACCAGTTGGTTAAAGCTAATACTGATACTGATGCATTGCGTCTTAACACAACTACTGGATTTCAAGAAATATATCTAAACGCAAATTACAGCGCAAGTGTATATCAAGGCTCAGGTGTGATTAGACCAGATACTTCACCAATATATGTAAATGCAATCAGTACTTCTAGTACTACAAATGCAATACTATGTGATAGTGTTACTAATTTTGTATTAAATAGTACAGTAACTTTCATTGGTGTAGTCTTTGGCAATATTGTTGAAAATCAAGTTTACTATGTTAAATCAATTGGACGTACCACAAGTAGAATTACGGTTTCTGCTACATACAATCTAAGTACAGGTACTGCAGGCGAGACATTCTTGTTGACAGATGCAACTGGTGTCATGGAAGCTGTAATTGCAGTTGGAACAGGCTTGACTTGGACCCCTCCGTCAGTACTTCAAAACGGAAATGAATTGTTACTAGGAACTTATGCTTCAGTAGTACAAACAAATGCAAGTGATAACTCAATCACAACGATAAGCACAGGTGGCTTGATCGTGAATACACCAGTAGTATTCAGCAGCACAATGTTTGGTAATATAACTCCTCATGTAGTGTATTATGTACAGAGTATAATTAGCGGCACTGACTTTACTATATCGGCTACCCAAGGTGGACCTGTGTTAGCTTTAACGAATGCAGTTGGTGGTGCTTCATTAGTTTCTAACGACTATGCGTTTGCTATTGCTGACAATGGAATTACCGCAGCACTAGTATTTGCAAGTACATATGATGTTACTACGGATTATTTAACATATACGATTATGGGCGAAACATTGCCTGCTCAGTATGGTTACACACTTCCACAAGTTCAACTGTTTAATGGTAATGGATCAGCAGCATCATTTACCTTAACTAACTATACTGGTGGTAATAATCCAAACAATGCAATTGTGGAAATAAACGGGATTAGACAAACTGCGGCAGCTTATACAATAAGTTCTATTACTAATACAATATTATTCAATAGTCCTCCTCCGGCAGCTTCTGCTGTGGCAGTAACTACTTATAATCAAACTCAGCGTCAGTATTTTAATACTCAATACAACATCACAGGGTCAGGTGTGGGTACTGCAAGTATAACGGTTGGTAGTACTACAAACTTACCGAGTGGATTTGATCAAGATACACCTACAGTAGCAACATTTGATGAAGATAGTCCTACAGTAGTATTATTTGATCAAGCATTGAACTACTTGACATTAGCATCTGGCACAACAAGTACGTTGATTATTAACAGTGCAATAGTGTTTGAGGACGTTATTGGTGGAATAGTAGCTGGACAAACTTACTTTATAACAGAAATATTGAACTCTACTGACTTTGTTATTTCAACTCAAGTTGGTGGTTTACCGTTTGAAGTCACAACTGATAGTGGATCAATGACTAGTGTGGTTCAAGGATTGTCTGTTGCTAACATTGTTGGAATTGAAAATTCTCTTAGTGATCCAGTGGTGATTATTGTATCTGGTACAGTAGATGTTGATGATTCAGTAATATGTAATTCTACTGCTAATTTAATAGTAGGACAAGACATAATATTCAAAGCGAGTATTATTTTAGCTGGTTCAATTGTAAGCACCTATCAATATGAAATCATTACAGTAGGTGATACTGATTGGAACGCAATTGGATATATTGGAACTCCTGTAGTGGGCGGGGTATTTACTTCTATTGGAACAGGAACAGGCACAGGTACTGCATTGCTTGCTAATTTAGGCGGGATCAGTACACTTGGGCAAGTCTACTATGTTAGAGCAATACTAGATGCAACACATTTTACAATTGAAGATCAATCTGGTATTATTATTACTCTTACTGGTACTTCAGGTAATAACTTGTATGCGTACAGCGGTGGGCTTGTTGCAGTAAGAGTTATTACTGGAATAAATCATAACTTTATAGAAAATGATTTAGTTCGTATAGACGGGGTAAGTGGTTCGATACAGTTAAACAACAATACATATTATGTAAAAATAATAAACGATATTGAATTTGATTTGTATAATCAACCATACAACCCTGCATATGCAGCAACTAACTACCCAGTAACTGATGTATCATCATATATCTCAGGCGGTTATGCTTGGTTAGATCAATTGTTTACCATTATTGATACTGTTGCAACTCGTTCAACTGCGACCGGTAATAGAATTACTGTTGATAGTACTAGCATAATAGTTACTAATACTCCAATATTATTTACTACGTATGGTGCAAATATTGGTGAAAATATATTAGGTGGAATATTAGCAAAAACTCAGTACTATGTATATGAAGTAAACCCTACTATCTTAGCAGGAAATTTCATTGTAGGAAATAGTTACCAGATAATTGAGTTAGGTACTACTGATTGGAATACTGCTGCCGGAACAGTAGCGGTAACATATGCCGTGGGCGATACGTTTACCGCAGCCAATGTAGCGAGTGGAACAGGTCTTGCTTCTGGGTTGCAAGAATTTACGATTACATCTGATAGATATCCAAATCAAGCACAAGTTGTATTGACCGATGCAACAGGTTCAATCAATGTGACTGAATTTGAACAAGTTAATGTTGACAGATTATGGGTAACTGTAAATGGTTACAGAGTTCCATCTAGTTCATTGAAATTGAATCTTTTCAATAACTTGAGTATTTTGACAACTATTCAGACCGGTGACCAAGTTATTGTCACTAGTATGATGCCAACTGCAACACCAAATGAAGAAGTTTACTTGTTGAATGTATCAACTTCAAATGAACCTACTGTTTATAGAGCAAATACGCAAACTAGAACTTGGTTGATTGAACCTCTACAGTTTACTGACACTACCATATATTTGAACGATGCATCTCGTGTCACAGATAGTGTTGTACAGAATGTCACATGTCCCGCAGATGTTGACGGGAAATATAATATTGGGTTAACTGCTAATAAAAATGCAATATGCCATACTAGTGTTTACAATGTAACAACTTCAACTACAGTAAATCCTGCAAACTTTACAATAATTATTGTAAATGCTGCCCCAATTTTGCAAATCTCTAGTCAGGTTACGGATGGTGACTTATTGATAATTACTTCACTTGTTGGTCGCTTGGTCTATATTAACGGAGAGCAAATTGCATTTGCAGAATGTGACTTGATTACCAATACAATTAGTCAATTGACTAGAGGTGCGAACGGTACCGGAGTTAGAGATTATACCCCAATATATTCTGAAGTTTTTGGAATAATCCCTAGCAATGTTATGTCGGATGTATTGTATTCAGAAGTTTGGAATCCAATTCCAGGAGTTTACAACACGACTGAAGGCGATCCATTACAGATTGCTTATAGTCAGGGTGCGGATTTCTTAAGAACGGATAGAAACTAAAGATAAATAAATATATGAACGAAAAAGAAGAAAATAAGCAAATCCAGCAGGAAAAAACTGTGCAAAAACCTAATGAACAGGTGGGCTTTTATTTCTCTTCGGGTATAAAAATAACCGATCCAAATACAAAAGAAGTATTGGTTCAAATGCGAGGCGATAATTAATGTCAGTAATAACACTATCATATAAAATAGAAGGATTTTTAAAAATCTACGATCCCAATGACGGGGAAATATTTGTAGATAAGAAAAATGCTATAAATTACGAAAATATGTCAATCGCCATTGCAGATACCTTAAGCAGCCGCGGTTACGGGGAAATATATGAAATGGCTTTTGGCAACGGCGGTGCAAGTGTATCTGATACAGGTGTTATTACTTATTTGCCCCCAAATGTAACTGGGCAGAATGCTGCACTGTACAACCAAACATACGCCAAAATTGTAGACGATACTAGTGTTTTTAACTTGGATCCTACACGTAACAAGATGACAGTTACACATACGACTGGTAAGTATTATACTGACATTTTGGTACAATGTTTGCTAGATTACGGCGAACCAGCAGGGCAAGCAGCGTTTGATAATAGTACACAAACCGATAGTTCTTATATATTTGATGAATTGGGTTTGCTTGCTAATTATGGAACTGACAGTTCAGGGTTGGTGATTACAAGATTGTTGACCCACGTGATCTTTCACCCAGTACAAAAGAGTTTAAATAGACAGATTCAAATTGATTACACCGTTAGGATTCAAAGTTTAACGAATTTAGTAACAATATAAGATAAATAACAGATATCGGAGAGATTTCAAAATGGCATACACAATTGTAAAAACTAATGGTCAAGTATTAACGACCATTGCTGACGGTACTATTAATACAACTAGTACTTCATTAGCATTACCGGGTAGAAATTATGCCGGTTACGGGCAATATTTAGACACAAACTTTGTTCATCAACTTGAAAACTATGCCAATTCTGCTCCACCCCCTAATCCGTTAGCCGGTCAGTTATGGTACGATACAAATTCTAATACTATGTATGTTTGCCCATTAGATGGAACTACATCGGCTAGTAGCTGGTTAGCACTAACCTCAACATCTAGCGGTGGCGCAACAACATTTGGAGCAGTAACAGTAACCGGAAACATTGGGTCAAATAACATGACTGTGACGAACGGAATCTCTGTTGCAGGTACCGTCACTTCCCTCAATCTGACTGTTACAGCTAATGCTACTATAGCAAATGCAAACGTTACTACCGGTAATATTGGAACATTGAACTCTGCTACAATAACAACAGGCAGTGCATCTACTGCAGGTACATTAACCGGTACTTGGACTATCAATGGTACAGGCACTGCGAATTCTGTAGCAGGTACCGGTGTATACATGAATTCAGGTAACATTGTTATCAATAATTCAGGAAACACGTACGGTATTAAAACAGACAAATATATGTACGCTAATGGAACAGCCATAAGTTTTTCAGGTACCTATAACAATGGAAACGTATTTGACTACTTGACAGGAGCAAATACTGTAACTCAATTTGCTGGAGTTATCGCTCCTTCAAGTGTTACAACAGCAAATATTACAACAAGTGGCAACACTATAGCTGGTCAATTGACAGGCAATTGGACATTAACTACCGGTAGTAGATTGAATGCCACATACGCTGACTTGGCTGAACGCTTTGAAGCTGATGCATATTATGATGCAGGAACGGTAGTTGAATTAGGCGGTGACAAAGAAATCACTAGCGTTAAGTACGAATTAAGTGAAGATATATTTGGAGTTATTTCTGATACTGCTGCTTACTTAATGAATTCAGGCGCAGGTGACAATATAACACATCCTCCTGTAGCTATGACAGGTCGTGTTCAAGTTAAAGTAACTGGCATCGTTAATAAAAGTGATCGTCTAGTTAGTGCAGGCAAAGGATTGGCACGTGCTGCTCAATCAGGTGAAGCAACTGCATTTAACGTTATTGGACGAGCATTAGAAAATAAAACAACAAATGATATTGGAACAGTTTTAGCAATTGTTTCTGTATCTAAATGAGGATAAAAAATGACATACGCACAATACGGTACAATATCAGCAACAGATTTTAATACATTAGTTGGAGGAAATCCTACTACAACTGCTAACACACTTAATGCTACATGGGCAACAGGTGGAGGACAAGCAGGTTATGGACAAACTGCTCTTGCCAATGTAGCGGTAGGCACCACCGTCGCAGCAACAGGACAGTGGGCAAATTTAGTAAATTTAACTGCAAGTGCAGCATCACATCAAGGAACTTCTATTACTTCGGTGACTGCACCAGTTGCCGGTGGAACAATTACATATCTTTCTGCGATCCCTACTAATTTACAAACAATCTATACCAGTAGATTAAATGCAACTACACAGGGTAGTACTAGTGCTAATTCTGCTAACCGAGGAACAACTTGGAACAACAATTTAGTCGCAACTTTTACTGCTAGTTTTGCAAATGGTGATGCTGCTAGATATTTCTTTAATGCAGGTGGTTCACTTAAGCTAACATTTAGTCATCCAACTGGTACAACAATTGATAACTCACTAAACGCCCTTGCTACAGCAATTGGCACGGTTGTCGTTGCTGCTCCCTCATCCGGGACTATTACAGTTGCCGCAGTTTCATACAACGGTGTTACTAAGATAGGTGGAAGTGGAACGGTAAATTCAATATCAACTAATTCAGGTTATTGGGGATTGACTACCTCTAATGTTACAATTTTTAAACAATTAGTTGCATCTGCCCCGGTGGGATATACTAATACCAACATCAATATCGTTGCAAAAACTACTGCTACAGTAGGATCTAATGCAGATAATGGTAACGTTATCACTATATATTGTAATTGGGCAGAACTTGCTTCAACTGGTCTAACAGCAGCAGTAGGGTCAAACTCAATACTAACTGTAGCTTACCCAGAAACAACTTATACAACTTCTAATTCTTGGGGAGCAGTTACTACAACTGCTTCGGTCACCGGTACATAATTTTTTATGGCAACATGATATCCATCTAAATACTCTTAGGAGAGTACGATGGATATTAAAAACTTACTTACTGAATCAAAAGCAAGATTCAATCATAATTCGGCTAAGGCATATCTAGCAGAAAAATTCAAATCAAAACTAATTCTGGCCGAACAAGGTGGTTTATGGAAAGCAGATGCTGAAACAATCTTATTGCTCACTAGTTTTACCTCAGATTATCTAGTTATTATTGATACCTTTAATAACCCAGTCAAAGTAGATCGTCAACAACTTTTAGAAAAATTACAACAAATCTACGAAACTACCATGGAACAATGGTATGCTGAATGGCAACTACTTGAGAGTAAGAGATGACCCGAGGCGCAATTTTATTTGCTTTCAATACTGAGAAATTTAATTATTATGAAATGGCAGAATATGCTGCCAAACGCATAAATCATTTTCTTAAACTGCCAGTAACAATCGTTACTGATGAAGATTCATACCCTAAAGATACTGAGTATGTCTGGGACAAAGTAATCAAAATTACACCTGACAAAAACAACACCCGAGTATGGGGTACTTGGATAAACAAAGGAAGGTGGCAAGCATATGAATTTTCACCATATAATGAAACATTGTTATTGGATGTTGATTATATAGTAAACTCATCAAACTTGTTAAAGATATTTGATTTTTACGATGATTTTTGCTGCCATAATACTATTGACTTCTTAATGCAACCCAACGCAGAACAAGAAAAAATAAGTCATTATGGATATAACTCCCTTTGGGCCACAGTAGTTGCATTCAAGAAAACCAACAAAGTTAAAAACATCTTTAACTGTATGAAGATGGTTCAAAACAATTATGAATTTTATATGAATCTGCATTCATTCAATACAGGTATCTATAGAAATGACTATGCGTTGACTATCGCATTAAGTATTATCAATGGGCATTTAACTGATAATCGTGATTTTATCCCGTGGAATTTGTTACATATCGGAAACAATACACAAATATATAAGTCTAATAAAGATGAGTTAGATTCAGAATTCACTGTAACCTTTGACAATTGGCAACGAGGTAAAATTCGTAAAGAATACATAACAATTAACGATTTAGATTTTCATGTTATGAATAAAGAACTCTATGTGGGAATTATTGAAAATGAAAAATAATAAAGGCTTTGTGATTATGGCGCAAGGTCTTACTGACTACATGAAATGTGCTCACGCTTTAGAACTTAGTATTAAACAAGTAATGCCCAATGCCAATGTTACTATTATAACAACTGAAATGTTACCGCATGGTGATCAGTGCCCTGATATATTTTGGAAATTACAAAACGATTGGCAAGTATATGAAGCTAGTCCATATGAATATACTATCAAGTTAGAAGCAGACATGTATATTCCTCGGTCAATTGAATATTGGTTTGATTCATTGAAAGATAGGGATGTTGTAATATGCACCAAAATAAAAAACTTCATGCAAGAGGATTCTGATGTGAAGTTTTATCGTAAATTTATTATAGATAATAAGTTACCAAATACTTACAACGGGATTACCTATTTTAAAAAATCACAATTGGCTCAGCAATTTTTTGAAACAACTAGAATTATTTGGGAAAATTGGAAAGAGGTACGAACTACACTACAATGTAATGTAAATGAAGTTGCTACAACCGATTGGGTATATGCAATCGCATCTCATATAATAGGAGTGGAAAAAACAACTCTTCCACAATTTGAACCAATGGCAATGGTTCACATGAAACAGTATATCAATAATACTCCCTCTGAAGATTGGACAGATATATTCACTACTGAGATTCTACCACATACAATTCGTGTTAATACTATTCCCCAGTTATATCCATTTCACTATCATGTTAAACACTTTGCAGATACTATATTGGAGAATTTGAAATGACAGAAGATAAGGATGATTCTATATTTGTTTGGAATGCCCCGTCTATTGAAAAGCCCGAATTTAGATTGTATTATGATGAGTTAGGTAGTATAATATGTTATTCTGGTGATAAATTAGAAGGTAACTATATAGTTATTGATGCTCAAACTTTTGCTGAAGGTAGATATGATCTAAGAATAATTGATGGTAAAGTCATTAAGCATTCTTCTCACGCAACTATCGTTAGATTGACACCCAGTAATACTGGAACTTTATGCGCTACCGAAGACTTAAGTGTTATTGTAGCAGAAGATGATGAAGTTGAAAAACAATATTGGAAATTAACTGTTTATGAATTTTGAAAACATAATAGATGTAGCTGATCTATCAACTATTTATTTAAGCTACGATGAACCGCAGAAAGAAGAATTTTGGCTAAAAATTAAAAACATGGTTCCGTGGGCTAAACGAGTGGACGGAGTTAAAGGCAGTGATGCTGCACATAAAGCAGCAGGTGAAGCAAGTGATACTGAACGCTTTATTCTAATTGATGGTGACAATATGCCTGAAGAAAGTTTCTTCAACCTGCAATTAGACTTTACTGATAAAGACCCTAAATACAAATTAGCACAATATCGTTGGAAAGCAGTTAATAGTATTAACGGATTGAGGTATGGAAATGGAGGTATGAGTAGTTGGACAAAGACTTATGTTGCTAACATGCAAACACATGAAAATCAAACTGAAGGTGATGTTTCACGTATTGCTGATTTTTGCTTAGACAGTAAAGATAATTTATATTGGTCAATGTATGATTGTTACTCTACTACTTATCCTAATCATACGCCGTTCCAAGCGTGGCGTGCTGGGTTTCGTGAAGGAGTAAAGATGGTACTTGACAAAGGGTCAAAGCCTGATATTGATACATTCAAAGAAACTGCTGCCAAGCGTAACCTAAACAACTTAACTATATGGCAGAATGTAGGGGCTGATGTTGAGAATGGGTTGTGGGCTATATATGGCGCACGATTGGGAACATATATGACTATGTTAACTGACTGGGAACATACCAATGTTCAATGGTTTGATAACTATATCTCATTGTGGGAAGAACATAAAAACGTTGACCCTGCTTTTGAAGCCGCAAGTATCGGGGATTCTCTTAAAGATAAGTTAGGTTTACCCATGTGTGCGTTAGACAAAGAACAAAGTATGTTCTTTAAACGTCATTACAACGCCGACAAACATAACTTAGGCCCACTTGTAACCGAGATGGATATAATAAGAAAAATGGAAGGTTGGTAATGAACGGGGAGTACGACCAATTTGCAAGAGATATGCGTGACCGCTTGAATGCGGTCAGTCCATCACTGTGTCTTGCTAAATGGCAACAAGTTTCTATTCACTTGACTAGTGGATTAACACAAAGTTGTTATCACCCACCTACACACAAAATCCCCTTGGACTTATTAAAAGTTCAACCTAGTGTCCTACATAACACTCCTATTAAAATACATGAACGCAAGCAAATGCTTGAAGGCAAGCGTCCAGAAGGTTGTGCTTATTGCTGGAAAGTAGAAGATGCTAAGAGTGATGATCCTAAAGGTCATATGAGCGACAGACACTATCGTAGTAGTGAATGGTGGAATGCACCCACATTTGAAGAAGTAACACAAAACAAGTTTGACTATGATGTAGTCCCTCGTTATGTAGAAGTTAACTTTAATCAAGCATGTAACTTTAAGTGTATGTATTGTAGTCCACATCTTTCTAGTAGTTGGGAAGAAGAAGTTAAGAAGCATGGTCCATATCAACTAACGAACATGGCTCACAACAACATTCAGTCGCTTGAAGAAAAAGGTATAATGCCACTTAAGGTTGCTAATAAAGATAATCCTTATGTTGAAGCATTTTGGCAATGGTTCCCTGAAATCTATCGTAAACTACGTGTGTTTAGAATGACAGGTGGCGAGCCACTCATGGACAAGAACACATTCAAAGTATTAGACTATGTGAATGAGAATCCTCATGGTCAACTAGAGTTGAGTATTACTAGTAATATGTGTCCTCCTGAGCAGAAGTTGTTTGATAAGTTTGTTGAAAAAGTCAAGGCATTAGAAGAACTACGTACATACGAAGATAAAGAAAACTTTAACGTACATAGCGGTAATAATTGGTATGTAGACAAGGGATTCAAGCACTTTTGGTTGTTTGTATCATTGGATGGATATGGTAAGCAAGCAGAATATATGAGAACCGGGTTAGAGTTTGAACGCTTGATGAATAACGTTAGAACCTTTTTGCGTGAAACAAAATATTCTACTGTGAGTTTTATTAACACGTTCAATATCATGTCTATTCCTAGCCTTCATAATTTCCTAGCTATGGTCTTAGATTTAAGAGCAGAGTTTGGTGGAAGAAGCCAAGTTGAGTTTGAGATTGCCCCCGACCAAACTGAAACTGAAAAAGAAAATAACATTGTACACAAAGTATATACACAAAAGAAATATCAGCGGGTGTTCTTTGATATACCAATATTGCGTTACCCACCGTGGTTTAGCATACAGAATGCCGGAGACTATGGCATTAACGAAGTTGAACATTGCTTACATTACATGGAAGAAAATGTTCAAGGAAACGACTATTTAGAAACATTTGAGGGATTTAAACCCTATGAGATATTGAAAATTAAACGAGACCTTGCTATAATGAAGGAAACTCTATCACAAGAACAATTGTTACTAAATAAGAAGAACTTCTACATGTTTATCATAGAATATGATAGACGTAGACAAACAAATTTTATAGAAACTTTTCCAGAACTAAAAAGTTACTGGAAAGAGTGTATTAAAGCACATACCAAACATTAAGGCATAACATGGCAGGTAAAAAACATACAGAGAGTTTTGCAGAATACAAGGCAAGACTAATCGATCCAATCAGCGAAAGTTATTGTGCAGCAAAATGGCTAAATGCTACTATTTGGTTAGGGAACGGACAAACAACAAGTTGTCACCACCCATTAGGGCATCAAATTAATGCTGCTGAATTAATTACTAATCCATCAGCAATTCACAACACACCGCATAAAAAGTACATGCGTAAGTTGATGCAGGAGGGACAACGTCCTCAAGAGTGCGAATATTGCTGGAAGATTGAAGATATTGGTCGTAATAATATGAGCGACCGTGTTTATAAAACTGCTGTGTTTGAAGAAAGCGACATCTTACGTACTGCTAAAGCAGATTGGCAAGAGAATACAATGTTAAAGACATTGGAAATTAGTTTTGATCGCACATGTAATTTTGCTTGTAGTTATTGCAATCCAAGTTTTAGCACAACATGGGTTAAAGACATTCACAAATTTGGACCATATCGTAATATTGACGGTGATGCACGTAGTCACTTTATCAATGAGGCTGACCATGCCAAGCCATTAGCAGATGACATAAATCCATATATTCAGGCATTCTGGAAATGGTGGGAACAAGAAGATGGTCTTGCTGATAATTTAGAGGAAATTCGCATTACCGGTGGAGAGCCACTTATGGCTCCTGGTGTATGGAAATTGTTTGAATGGTTTAAGAATAATCAAGAACGAGTTAAGAATCGTAAAGACGGCAAAGTTATGCGTTATGCAATTAACAGTAATCTAGTACCTAAAGATGATATCATGGATAAGTTAATTGAATTGAGCCATTTTGTACCTCACTTAGAAGTATATACTAGTTGTGAAGCATTTGGAGCACAGGCAGAATACATTCGTGATGGATTTGAATGGAGCAAATGGATTCATAATTTAAAACGTTTACATACTGAAGGTAATATCAAAAAGACACACATGATGATGACTATTAATAGTTTGTGTTTGTCTAGTATTGTTGAATTTATGGATCAAATGATGGAATTCAAAAAGATTCACGACACCCCATATCCAACAATGAGTTTGAACATCTTACGTTTTCCTAGCTTTCAAAGTTGTACAATGTTGCCAATGGATATTCGTCAGAAATATGCGATAGAATTGCAAACATGGTTAGATGCACAGATTGCTGCTGATTTCAGAACAACTGACGGTACACCAATGTTACAATCAATTGAACGTGAACAAACTCAACGGTTAATTGACTATTTGGATGTAATTAAAACTCCGCACAAAAACGTTAAAGATATTCCACAAAATCATAGAGACTTTAAACAGTTCTATGCTCAGTATGATGTCCGTCGTGGTAAGAGTTTCAGAAATACTTTCCCACCAGAGTTTGTTGCTTTCTATGATAGTATAGAAACAGAGTTACCGACAGCCAATGAAATTATTACACAGAATTATCGTACGGGGGTTGATTTGATTCCGGATCATCCACCTGAAGATCCAAGCAAAGAAGTGTTCTTTAATCCTGATCTATAATGACAAATAAAATTATCCCTGTGTGGGAACATTCCAAACCTCATAAAGATAGTCAGAACAAGGTGTTTTGTATGGCACCTTGGACTCACACGTATATCAGTCCTCAAAGTGAACGTAGATTGTGTTGCGCCTCACGTGAAGAACATTCTTTTCAAAAACAATATATTGATAGTTCAAACGATTCAAAGTATGGGTTAGTAACTGAATCTAAAACAGTACTAGATGATTATAAACCAATAAGTTTAAAAGAACACTGGAATAGTGATTACATGAAAGATATTCGTATAAAGCTAATGCGTGGTGAAGAGATTCCACAATGTGATGTATGTAACAAAAATCTATTGATGGAAGGATATAGTTATCGAGGTTGGTTTACTGGATCATTATTTCACGATAAGATACAAGAGGCATTTGATAGTACAGACGATACGGGTTACACAACAATGGAACCAATCAGTTTTGATTATCGTTTTAGCAATCTATGTAACTTTAAATGTCGTATGTGCGGTGAGCAACTAAGTTCAACTTGGGAAACTGAAAAGAAAGTTCATAATATGTGGACACCAAAGAATCAGCCATTCATGATTCCTGAAATTAAATCAGCAATGAAAACTTTTCAAGAAGAAGTTGTTGAAGTTGAATTTCGTGATGCTGTTAGTCGCGGCATCATAGAAGAAATGTATTGGGTTGGCGGAGAGCCATTGATGTATGACATACATTGGTGGACATTGGAAGAAATGTTAAAGAACGGCAGTAATAAGAAATGTTACATGCGCTATAATAGCAACCTAAGTCGTATACAATTTGGTGATAAAAACTTATATAACTACCTACCACTATATAAAGATTGGATGATGTGTGCAAGTATTGATGGTACTGGTGAGATAGTAGAGTATATTCGTACTGGTATTAAATGGGACAAATGGTTAGATAACTTTAAACAAGGCTTATTATTGCCAAATGGAAAAGACAAGATGGTGCTTGATTTAACATTGACAGCACCGGGCATGTTTAGCTTAAAAGAGTTGTTTGACTTGAGTATAGAATTAGATGTAAAGATTGAAACAAAAACAACATTTGGATTTCATAATGATATAATGTGGACACCGTTGAGTTGGCCTAGACCTATACTAAATGACATGGTAGATGATATATTAGAATATATTACCCCAAGAGTATCTTGGAAACAACATACATTAGTAGGAAATCTTGAAGCATTAAAGAATACACGTAAAACACATGAAGAAGAATGGCCTGACACATTTAAGCAGGGCGCTAAAAACGGTAAAGGTTGGGTAGAGCAATTAGAAAAAATACGTGATAATACATTAACAATGCGTGACATATACAGTCGTAATCCTGAATTATTAAAGTGGTGGAACAATATTTAATATGAGTGATACATTATGCGTACTCCCTTGGATGCATTTAGCTACACATCCCAATGGAGGTGCTAGCTTATGTTGCCGCAGTAACCATACTCATGCTATTAGTTGGGCAAAGAAAAGCGATTCACAAAATTTAGTAATGCTTGACAATGATTCAATTGAAGAAATAATGAATAGTGATAAGTTTATTCAAGTTAGGCAAGCAATGATTGATGGTAAACGCCCAGTTGAATGCGAAGGTTGCTGGAGTGATGAAGATAAAAATATTAAAAGTAAACGTCAATACGAGAACGAGCGATGGACACATATTATTCCACTTTTAGAAAAGTCTGCTAGATTACAAAATATTGATTTGAGATACGTAGAATTACGATTGGGAAATATTTGTAATAATGCCTGTTTAACGTGTAACAGTTATAGTAGTAGCAAATGGTATCCAGATGAAAAGAAAATTGCTAAGGTATTACCTTGGTTTGAATTGAGACCACTAGAGAATTTTAAATGGTTTGAAAAACCTGAGTTTTATAAAGATTTAGCTGAAAAAAGCCAAAATGTAGAAGAAATATATATCAATGGTGGAGAACCCACGTTGATTAAAGCACATTTTGAATATCTAAAAGATTTAATTATCCTAGGAGTTGCAGATAAGGTACATCTTGTGTATAGCTTAAACATGATGGATATACCTGATAATTTAATTGAATTATGGAAAAGTTTTAAGCAAGTGACAGTTAATGCCAGCATTGATGATTTAAACGAACGTAACTATTATATTCGTTACCCTACACAATGGGAAGAAACAGTGTCAAGTATTGAGAAACTAACTAAGTTGTCAAACTTAAATTGGCATGTTACTCAAACTGTCAGCATACTCAATATCTATCATTTAGCCGAGTTTGGTAATTGGTTAGAGACTAATTACAATAAAACACCGCATCACAACTATGTATTATACCCAGACTATTTAAGTATTGCGACATTGCCAGATTTCTATAAAGAAGAATTGCGTAGCCATTACGCAACCAGATTACATGAATGGCAACGCAAAGATTTATTAAATAAACTGCATGAACCGTACCAACCCGACTTGCTACAAAAAGCAAAAGAGTTTATAATAGCAGTTGACAACGCACGTGGGTTAGACTATAAAGATTATATACCAGAATTAAAAGATATACTATGATACCAATAATACCTGATAAAATTAAAGATTCATTCTGTTCAGCTAAATGGTTGATGGCTACCATGCACTTTGGTATGGGTGAAAATCACTCATGCTATCACCCACCTATACATCGTTGGAACTTAGAAGATGTTAAGCGTGATCCTAGTATGCTTCATAACACACAACACAAGATTGAACAACGCAGACAGATGATGAATGGTGAAAAGCCGAAAGAATGCTACTACTGCTTTGACATGGAAGCAATCAATTCAGATGTTATTAGCGATAGAAAACGTTTTACTAATGAAGAATATGCAATTGAACGTAGACAAGAAATACTTGATGCACCTTTTCACAAACACATCAATCCAAGTTATTTAGAGTTAAGTTTTAGTAATGTGTGTAACTTTGGTTGCAGTTACTGTAGCCCTGGACAATCAAGTAAGTGGGAACAAGAAGTACGTAAGTATGGTAGTTATCCAATTGAAGACCACACTGTTCATAAAGATAAAATGCACGATATGATTCCAGAAGATAATAATCCATACATTGATGCATTCTGGAAGTGGTTACCTGATGCGTACACGGATTTAAAGTACTTGCGTATTACAGGTGGTGAGCCGCTTGCCACACGTAACTTTATGAAGTTGTTAGACTTTGTATCAGTTAATCATAATCCTAATTTAACATTAGTTGTTAATACAAATTTATGTGTTCCTGATAAAAACTTAAACGCTTTTTTTGAGAAAGCAACAACTTTACTAAATGCCAAAACTATTAAAGGTCTAGAAGTTTACACAAGTATGGATACATGGGGACCGCAAGCAGAATATATACGTGACGGATTAGATATTGACCGTTGGGAACAAACTGTACGTAAAGTCAGCACAACGTTTCATGTACCTATTCGTGTTATGGTTACTTTTGGATTAATGAGTATTTTTAATTTTCAACAATTTGTTGAAAAAACTATACAGATGCGTAGAGAAGGGATTGATATTATGTTTAATTGTGCAAGATTAACCGATCCTAAACAGTTTGATTTAAGAATACTACCTGATTCTGTTGATAAATACTTCACTACTACGAATACCTTCATAACCAATAACGGATATGTTGCAAACGTAGAAAAAGAAACGTGGGCTATGGTCTATGATTTTTGGAAAGCAAGACATAACACAATGACACCCGAAGACAGATCATGGCGCAAAGATCAATTTGCTAAGTTTATTTGTGAATATAACAAACGCAGAGATAAAAATTTTAAAGAAACCTTCCCAGAGTTGGTAGCATGGATTTAACACCTTATAAAAACTGTCTAGCATTAAAAAATAGTATCTTTATTGCAAATGAAAAAAATCCATACAGACCTTGTTGCTGGTTTAAAACCCAAATTGATGCTACTGATATTCATGATTATAAAAAACAATTAGCCGAAATAGATATTAAAACTAATTGCGATTACTGTATTCAACAGGATAACGGTGGAACATATAGTTACAGACAGCACTTCACTGAAGTTGATGAGTTGATAATAACTGTATCTTTTGACAATATTTGTAATTTAAAATGCATCACTTGTACTCCAAATAATAGTACTCAAATTCTTGTGGAACGTTTAAAGTTTCATGACAAAGTTAATGATCAAAATATTAAGAAATATTTTGATGAAATAATTATTAAACAAGCACCTAAAAAAATAGATTTTATTAAATCTATGCTAGCAGATGTTAAATTTAAAAAATTACGATTTGATATATTAGGAGGCGAGCCCTTAATAAATCCTGCTATTTTTGAATTTTTGGATTGGTTAGCTGAACAATCATACGCTGACCAAACAAACCTATCAATTACAACTAACGGCACAACATACAATGACAAATTGTTAAAGTATGTGCGTATCTTTAAAAAGATAAGTGTGCAATTAAGTATAGATGGTATTGGTGCAGAATTTGAATATCTTAGATATGGAGCCTCATTTAAAACTTTAGAAAAAGTATGTGATTCATTTTATGAGCTAACAAAGAAAAATGATAATTTTTATATGGGTTGTCATTACACATTATCTTGGATGAATTGTTTAAAATTTGCAGAATTTTTTAATTGGATACAAAATAGATATCCTGATATTGATCAAATCTACGTTAGTAAATTACAAGAACCATATCAATATTCAATTGAAGCAATGTCATTTGACATGCGTAAACGTGCATATGATTTAGTTTCTAGTAAAATTAAACTTATTAGTCAACCATACAAAAAAGCTATGTTTTTATACAAAGAGCATATGTTAAATACAACATATGATACTTTTGATTTAGAAAAAATCAAACATGGTATGGGAACTTTGACGGTATCTGATAATATTCGAGGTAATAAAAATATAGATATAGTTTACGACTTCATTAATTTTTTTAACTTAAGTGAATTAGTTAAAGTTAACGTAGGTGAATTAGTTAGAGCAAGTAAATTAGTTAAACTTAAGTGAATTAAACCCCTCTCTTTTAAAATATGCAATTACCTAACGCAGAAAAACTTACACAAAAATTACCAGAATCATTCTGTAGCGTCCCGTGGTTACAAATTCATACTGAACCTGATGGTAAAGTATTCCCGTGCTGTTATTATGGTCATGCAGAAAATCATAAACTAGGCAACTGGAACGATCAAAAAATTAAAGATATCTTTCACGGAGACAAATGGAATGAATTACGTAAGGATTTCTTAGATGGTAAAAAACCGGTAGCATGTTCACGTTGCTGGAAAGAAGAAGATTCAGGAATTGTGAGTATGCGCCAAAAATTTAATGAACGCTATCATAACTTCCCTGACTATAATTATAAAAATTTGTATGACAAGTTCACTGATATCATTAATGAAACTAAAACTGATGGCTCTGTTGGAGACATCAAACTTGCAACTATTGATTTGATATTTAATAATATATGTAATATGAAATGCAGGACGTGCGGTCCTGGGTTAAGTACAGCATGGATGGCTGATTCAAAAAAATTGAATCGTAAAAATAATAATTTGGTAACATTACTCACTAATGAAACGGTCACTCATATGAAAGATGATTTAGTTACATTAGTTGAAATGGTTGATCCTTGTACTGAAATTCATTTCAGTGGTGGCGAACCTATGATGCAAGAAGATCATTATAAATTTTTACAACTGTTGATTGATATGGGAAAAACTAAAATAAAAATTAGATACAATACTAATATGACAGTATTCATCCTCAAAGAATACAATGCATTTGAGATGCTACAGCATTTTGAAAATGTATTCATTGTGGGTAGTTGTGATTCAATGGGTAAGCAAGGGGAATATATTCGTAAAGGATTTGATTGGGAAAAGGCGCTTGATTGGTTAAAAACATGCAAAGAATATTTACCCAATGCTGAGTACGGAGTTAGTGCCGTATATAGTTTATTAAATGCATCTACTGCGATAGATTTACATAGATATATGTGTGAGAGTAAATTATTTAGACGAGGTAATGGTCAACCCTTTGGTTTTTATTTAAACACGTTGTCTGAACCCTATTATTTAAAAACTACCTTACTACCATCTGATGTAAAACTAGAAGTTACGGAAAAAATAAACAAACATATTGAATGGTTATCTGATACACAAGAACATGATATACATTACAATGTGTATCTAGAACATTGGAAGAATGCAATCATCTTTATGAATAGTGCCGACAATTCTAATATAATACCTATTTTTTACAATAGAACTAATTTGTTAGATGATATTAGAAATGAAAAGTTTGAAGATGTATTTCCAGAATTACATGAAAAGATGAAACCATATGACAAATGATTTTAATCCAGTTGAGATGGCAAAAAGTAGTAAAACGTTTTGCATCTTTCCGTGGATACAACAATATGTAGGTCCACCGGGAGATGTAAAACCTTGCTGTGTATATGATAACCAAGATGAGATAGGCAGTCTAAAAGAAAACACATTAGCTGAGATTTGGAACAACGACAAAACAAAACAGATGCGTTTGAATTTTCTTAACGGAATAGAAGAACCTAGCTGTAGTATATGTAACCGGCGTGCAGTATTGGGACATGCACATAAGAATGAATATAATAGAATGTTCTTTGATAATGATGAAGAAATTCAAAAAATTGTAGCAAATACTAATCCAGACGGATCTTTAGATGAGCATAAGCTATTCTACATTGATGTTAGATATAACAATCTATGTAACTTAAGCTGCCGCAGTTGTGCCCCTCACTTTAGCACAAGTTGGGTAATGGATCATCGTAAGTTATATAATTTAGTTGAAAGACGAGACAAGGACGACGGCTTTCAGTTTCCGGGTAAGACTGAAGAACAAGCATTAGAAGAAATATTACCTCACTTAGCTACAGCAAAAATGATTTATTTTGCAGGTGGCGAACCACTAATGCAAAAAGAACATTATGAAGTACTTAATAAGCTGATTGAATTAGATAATACGGATTTGGAAATACGTTACAATACAAATTTCAGTAATTTTAAATTGAAAAAATATAACAACGTATTAGAGTATTGGAAGAAGTTTAGTAACGTTCACGTATATGCTAGTTTAGATGGTAACCATAAAAGGGGTGAGTACTGGCGTAATGGCATTGTTTGGAAACAAGTTGTAGATAATCGTAAACAGATGATGGAAGAATGCCCGCACGTACACTTTATGATTTCATATACATTAAGCTGGCCTAATGCGTTTAACTTAGTTGAGTTTCATAGAGAATGGGCAGAGTTAGGTTATCTAAAACCGGAGAATATGTTAGTTAACCCATTAGACACTCCGCCTTATTATTGTTTAAAGAATATACCAAAATGGAAGAAGCGAGAGATAGAAGAAGCACTACAGAAGAATATAGATTGGCTTAAATCTTTTAGAGAACCTTACGGAATCATAAGTATGTATGAGACAGCAATCAAATTCATGTGGGATGAGACCGGTCAATATCATACTGGTATTAATGAAAGTTTGAAAGAATTCAATAAGATTACTACTAAGTTAGATGAAATTCGTGATCAAAGTTTCTTTGATGTTTACCCCGAGCATGTGAATATAAAAAATTATATAATTCATAATAATTTGAATGTTGAATTTAAGTACTGATGGACGAAAAGAAATTATTTAAAATTAAGGCTGAAACTAGCCCAACTATGTGTTTGGCTAAGTTTCATGAAGCCAGTATTTGGGTTTATTCTGGTAAGATTGCTAGCTGCCATTATACCCCGTTCATCCAAGTCGGCAGTACAGTAGATACATTTTATAATCCATTAGAAAAACGTGAACAGCAAAAACGCATGTTAGCCGGCGAACAACCTCCGGCATGTAATAGTTGTTGGCATTATGAAAACTTAGGATTACGTAGTGATAGAACACGCAAGAGTTTAAGTTTTAAGGACCATTTATCAAGTGAAGATTACAAAAATCCTAACTATGTATTCAAACCCAAGGCGTTAGAGTTAGCATTCCATAACACTTGTAATCTAGCATGTAGTTATTGCAGCCCACAATTTAGCACAAGTTGGATGAATGATATTAGAGTGAATGGTGTTTACAATGATATTACTACTGACGACCGTAGGCATTATCAAAAAAGTATTATAGAAATAGAAGAAATGATTGACCCTCCCGACATGAATTTGTTTTGGGAATGGTTTACCAACATCGCCGAAAATCTGGAAAGCATACGTGTATCTGGCGGCGAACCGTTAATGCATGAAGAAGTGTTTCGTGTATTTGAAATGATGACCAATATTAACCCTAACATTGAATGTGTAATACATAGTAATTTGTGTCAGAAGCCAGTTATAATGGATCGTTTCTTTGATAAAATTAGTGGCCTAACTAATTTGCGTATGAATATTAGTAACGAAAGTGCAGGGGAAACCGCTGAGTTTATTCGTGAGGGTATGGTATACACCGAATGGTTAGAAAATATTGAGCGTTTGGGTAATAGCACAGTAAAAGAGTTTAGTATTAGTACTACCGTAAGTGCTATTGCATTACAAACGTTAGATCAAATGTATTTAGATATCATTAATATCCGCAAGCGAACCAAAGTTAAACCTTATATATCAATTAATATGGTTGACAAACCTGACTTTCAAGGGTTTGGCTGCTTAACAAAGGCTGAACGTGAGTTCTATATAAGTAAATACACTGAGTTTTATAAATATATTGATAGTGATTTACTATCAATAGAACGTGAACATTGCGGAAGATTGCTAAAGATGTTAGATAGCGGGTTAATAAAAAAAAATCAACCGCAATTAAGAATAGATAGTGATATCTTTTTTGAACAATATACTAAACGTAGAAATAAGTCCAATAATCTAGCAAAATATATAGGATTAAAATAATGGAAAAAATGTACGGTAAAATAACAAGATTGCACATTGAATTGTCTAGTAGATGTAATGCTAGTTGTGCCGCATGTAGCAGAAATTTTTCTGGTGGTCCGGTCGTTCCAGATTTAGAATTGACATCATTATCATTAGATGATATCAAAAGAATGATTCCTATTGAAATAGTCAAAAATTTACAGGGTATTAATTACTGCGGTAATGTCGGTGATCCTGGTATGGCACCTGACGTATTACCTATAATGCAATATTTTAGTGAACACAGTACAAAAATGGTACAGCAAATGAGAACCAATGGTGGAATGCGTAATTTTAAATTTTGGACTGCATTAGGTGAGTTTTTTGTCAAACAACCTAAGTTTTCGGAAAATCATTTATTTGATCAACCGGGTGTAGTTTTTAGTGTTGATGGATTAGAAGATACTAATCACATTTATCGCCGTGGGGTAAAATGGGAAAAGTTAATAGCTAACATGCGAGCCTACAGTGCTACTGGTGCAACTGCAATTTGGGAATGGTTGCTGTTTGAACACAATAAACATCAGGTTGATGAAGCAAACGCATTAGCTAATGAATTGGGATTTGTTTTTATAATAAAAAATCCAATGGGGTTTGGAGAATACGCCGGACGAGTAACTCCAATGAATGTTTATAACAAAGTAGGACAATATGAGTATAGCATTTGGCCTGCTAATGTTGTAAATAAAACAGAAACTCCCGAGGTAGGGTATGTTGTTGACTTTAATAAAGAGACACTTCTAAATATGAAACACAAAATAATACCAATTATCAATGAGTTTGGTAAAAGTTTAGAAAAAGATAACATAGTATGTAAGTCAATACAATATAAAAACAATGGAGAAGTGTATATTTCAGCCAATGGATACATGTTACCGTGTTGTTTCTTGGGAGGAGTGTTTGGAAACTTCAATACCTCATATTCACGTTATCAGTTTAATACTCTGATTACTGAGTACGGGATTGACAAATTTAATTTAAAGAACTCTAATATGGTAGAGATAATGAACGGCCCGCATTTTCAAAAATTCTTCTTAGATGCATGGAAAAAAGACACCATTGTCAATGGTAAGTTATTATTTTGTTTAGAAACATGTGGAACAAAATCAGCTATAGACAAGTTATATGTTAAGAGATCCAGCATTATTGAAGAGGTAGTCCTATGAGTAAAGAAATTACCGAGAGATATGAATGAGCATCATCGACAGAGTAATAATATTAGGTGATAGTTTTACTTTTGGACACGGTTGTTCAGACAGAATATACTATTATGATGAAGACCTTAAAAAATTTATAGGTGACCTAACTACTATTAAACGTGGTATTCCAAGTGAATACTGTTGGGGGTCACTATTACAAAAAGAACTTCCTAATCTAAAAGTGTATAATTTATCACAACCTGGTCATTGTAATCAAGGTATGTTTAGAAACTTGTTAGATTTTTATGTCAACATTGACTTTTTTAATACAAATGATTTAATTATATTCAATGGCACGCATTCAGATAGAATAGAAATTAGAACAATGTATCACGAAGACCAAGTAGGATCATGGGCTATGGGATGGGAATATATGGCCGGTGAGCAAGATTTTAAAGAATATATTTTAGCACAAAAATATTATACCAAATATCTATACCATGAGAAAATAGGAATTAATTTGACAATAAGTTCTTTGCTAAGTGCATATGGTTATTCTACCCTAAAAAAACATATATTTTTATATAGTCTACCTAATAATGGAGATCTTTCAATAATACCTCATTACCTACACGACCATAATATACCAGAAATAATGGCTTATGATTTTTCGGGAATAAATGATTATCAATTTAATATAACATGTGAAGCCAAAGATACCCACACTAATGAAAAGGGGCATCAAATTTATTATGAAAAAGAAATAAAACCCCGCATACAAAAATTTATAAGTTAATAATGAAAAAAATATTTCCCATAGTTAATGATGCAGCCTGTTTATATAAATGGGCATGGAGTACCTTATTTTTAAGTAGAGGAACTACCTCAAGCTGTCACCGCGGCCGTCATTGGAGATTGACTGAAGACAACTTTATGGATTTTCACAATCACCACGGGAAGCTAGCTGATAGAGAAAAAATGGCAAGTGGTGAATGGCCAGGTAACGGATGTGAATACTGTAGAGACATTGAAAAGACCGGAGGCAAAAGTGATAGAACAGGATTCGTTAATGAATCAATTGAATTGTTGCCTCCAGAGTTTGAAGGATATGTACAACGTGCATATGAGTTTGATATTATTCCATTAAAAGTTAGCCCTACTTTACTTGAAGTCTACTTCAATAATGTATGCAATCAATCATGTGTATATTGTACCCCTGGTTTCAGTAGTCAAATTGAACAAGAAGTTCGTAAATTTGGACCTAGTGAGTTTAACCAAGATTACAGCACATGGCGTCCTGATAGTAAGTATGAATTATACAAAGAAAAGTTTTGGGAATGGATGGAAAAGAATAGTGAGCACTTGCAAATTTTACAAGTGTTAGGTGGCGAACCGTTATATCAGAAAGAATTTGAACAATGTTTAGATTTCGTTGACAGAAATCCTAGACCCAATTTGGTATATCGTTCATTCAGTAATTTAAAGCATGATCCTGAAAAGTTTAAAGCAAAGATTCAACGTGTTCAGAATTTGATTGACCAAGGCAAATTAAAACGTATGGAGTTTGTTTGTAGTATTGATTGCTGGGGACCTGAGATTGAGTATGTGCGAGACGGATTGATACTGAAAGACTGGGAACAGAATCTAAACACTTTATTACATTCACCGGGTGTAGGTGTATTAATTCATGCTACACTCACCGCACTAACATTACCTACACTGCATCAATTAATTGAGAAAACAAACGAATGGCGCAAGATTAAAGAAACAGTTGGGATCAACTGGAACACAGTAGTTAGACCGTCAACATTTAATCCATACAATTTTGGTAAATATTTGGCACCGTTTATTGATGCATCAATTCAAGCATTAGAAAATTATAGTAATCCCGTAGAAAGAGAAAAACTACAAACTCATTTAATGGGTATACAACAACAACTATTGACTACTCCTGCAAACAAGAAAGAAGTTAATGATTTTGCTAACTTCTTAGCTGATATAGATAAACGTAGAAATAGAGACTGGCAAGCAATATTTCCTCAGATTGTAGACATAATAAATACTATTAACAAAGAGGAGCTGGATCATGTTCAAGTGGATTAAAAATTTATATTATACCGTCAAAGCAGAAATACGCTATCGCAAACGCATTAAAGAACTACGTAAAAGAGATCCGTTTATCTACAAATGAACAAGTTTTTTGCCAAATTAAATTTATTAGATTCAAACTCACTTAATGATATTTACCGGTTCAGCAATTTAGATAACAGTGATGATAATCAAACATCATGGGTAGCCGAACACTGGGGACATGCAGACTTAAAATATGCTGATGATTGGTTACTAGCCCCGATCAATTATCGTATCAATAAATTTGGATTTAGGGGAGAAGAATTATCCAACAATACTGATATAGCTGCGTTTGGTTGCAGTTTTACATTTGGTACCGGACTATCAGAATCTATGTTATGGCATAATGTATTAGCAAAAAAATTTCATAAATCAAGCATTAATTTTGGATTGCCTGCTAGATCAATTCAATCTATCATAGATATGTTTTTAATCGTATCAAAACATATAAAAATTAAAGATGCTATCTTTTTATTACCTAGTATTTCTAGAATTCAAATAGCAAAAACTCACCCCACTCATAATTTGATTAATCATCTCAATTGCTGTGTTGATGTTTCTTCTGCTTTAAATAAGACTTATGGAATCAATGAAGATACTATCTATCGTGCTATACCAGAAGAAGAAATGTATAAAAATTGTAAAAATCAATTATACTTATTAGATTACATTTCTAAAGATAGAAACGTACAATGTTATGTAGCTTCTTGGGATTCTGAGGTACATCATTTCATTAACCAACTAGATTTTAAATCAGTTATAGTACTCCCTAGATGGGAATCACCTTCATTAGAATATGCAAATGCTGATCTAGCAAGAGACAAACACCATCCTGGACCTGCTCATCACAGGTTGTGGGTTGATAAAATTAAAGACTACATAACATGAACTATGTAGGGATAAGTGCTGGGTTTCATGACGCTGCAATAAGTGTAGTAGATGATCACGGTAATATTTTATTTGCTGGTCATAGCGAACGGTATAGTAAAAAAAAACATGATAAAGATGTGTGCGAAGATTTGTTAACTGATGCACTAAAACATACCAACTCATCATGTATTCAATATCATTACTATGAACGTCCGTGGGTAAAATCATTGAGACAATTGCGTAGTGGTGAAGGCTTTACTTGGCCCACATGGGAAAAGTTATTGGGTTCTGTCTACAACCAAATAGGTAAGCCTAAAATTCATACTCACGGGCATCATCTATGTCATGCGGCTGCAGGATTTCAAACAAGTCCTTTTGAGGATGCTACCATTGTAGTAATTGATGCTATAGGAGAGTTTGACACTATCACTATATGGGATGCATGGTATGATTTGTTGACAGGTAAAGCAGAATACAAAAAAATATGGAGTATGCAATACCCAAATAGTATTGGACTATTCTATTCAGCAATGACTGAAAGAGTTGGGTTGCATCCACTTGATGAAGAATATATTCTCATGGGCATGTCAGCATACGGAGAACCTACTCATGTTGCTAATATGATTAATGAGTTAGTAGATAAAAAAGATATATTAACCTTCAAGCAAAATTTACATACCGGTGTTAGTAAAGATTTCTTACAAGATGCTGATGTAATGGACATTGCTAGTAGCAGTCAACACTTACTTGAGTTTATGATTACTAGAGTAATGTGGAAAGCTAGAACATTAGGTCTTAGTAGAAATCTAGTATACGGCGGCGGTGTAGCATTGAATTGTTTAGCAAATAGATTGCTGGGGAACTTCTATGAAAATATTTGGATTATGCCTAACCCAGGTGATGCGGGTAATAGTCTTGGTGCGGCATGTCTTGGGTATGGTAGTAAAGTTAATTGGACTGATGCTTTTCTCGGCTATAATATTCCTGGCAAGTATCCTGTTAACGGTTTACTTGATATCTTACTTACTGATGGCATTGTTGGTGTCGCATCAGGAAGAGCAGAGTTTGGTCCAAGAGCACTGGGAAAC